CGGGCACTCTACCGCTCTCTGAGGGACTGTAGTACTTTATCGGGCAGTACTCTGGTTCAGTCCATTAGAGTACCATTAGAGTGATTGTAGACACTCTCTAAGCTCCTGTAGTTCTAAGTGTGTCTATGAGTCTTCTAAGAGTACTCTAATGGACTGCCTGAAACGCGGGTGTAGAGTGTGTGTGAACTCCTACCATTCTGCATTGAAAAAAACCAATGCAGAACGGACTCTTACTTTTGCATCGGCGAAGTTGCATCGGCGAAGTTGCATCGGCGAAGTTGCATCGGCGAAGTTGCATCGGCGGATTTGCATCGGCGGATTTGCATCTGCACTTGATGCGTATTCGCGTATCGGCCGTATTCGGATGCGTATCCGCGTACGGGGGCCCCGTCGGCCCCTCGCGTCGCGCGTGGGTGTCCGCTTCTGCCGCAATACGCATGATACGTATGTTTTGCGTTCAACTCCGTGTTTTTATAGATTTGTATATATCTACCCTTTGGATAACAACTACTAATTCCTGTTTATGATTATTGTATATTATACCATTTATCTGTATTATCTGTATTAAGTAATAAAGAGATAGAATACAGACATAGGAGAGGGGCAGCGGACCACGAAATACAGATAGAAAAAAAATACACATAGCCGTATTTGACACATGCGGATGCGTATTTGCCGTATTTGAGCATCGAGAACGGATACGGCGCTAGTAGAGGTACTCAGACAGCTTCTCGCGCAGGATGGACAGATAAGACAAAAAAGGAGTCCGTAAGTTTTCTAAATTGAGACAAGCAAGTATAAGTATAAGCAATCATATCATAGTTAATCTACAACTCGATAGTTCGATCTAACATGACTAACTACGAAGAACCGGAAGAGATGTACTTTGAGGAGGACGCCGCCATCCACGATACTGGATACGATAGCGACGAGTATGAGAGCGATGGCGGCGTCTATTATGAGGTCGATGAGTGGTTGGAACACAGGGAGCTGCTGAAGAAAATCAACGAAGCGAAGGGGGCGCTTAAGGATCTACATAAAGTCAGCTATAAGCAACTTTCGAAATATGCGTCTCTATACAATACCGAGTATGGTGTAGACGCGCGCTGGTACGGGGAAAAGCCACTCGTCGAAGGATCTCTGGAAGATCAATATCGAGACATCCTGCGTCTGTTGGAAAAGAGAAGTGAATACGATTACTATCATCATATTATTAAGAAGGCAGCAATCAACAAAATCAACAAGATGCATATGGGAGAAGTCATCATCGAGCTCAGCTATACACCGCAGGCCATAATGACCAGCATCGATGATGGAGGCATGGAACGCATGTTCGAACAACATGGCTACTAGTCCTAGACAAGAGAGCTCGATTAGAGATAAAAAAAGACTTTCATCGATCGATGTTTGGTTATATAGCTACCAGTCTCTACTGAGTAGAGGCATTTACACACTCCAAGAAGGAAGGAGGTTGTACAGATGAATAGAGCTCACGGACAAGATCCATCTGTTGATAATAGAGCGAGTGAAGATCTCGTCTATCATACTATGGTGTTTATTTTTCAGAATGAAATGAATTTAAAATTGCTGGCTGATAGTACCCATAGCCGTATCGACAGTAATCTCTCGTTCGTACCAGACGATACAGATCAACCGCATGTCCGCGTTACAGGGATTGTAGCAGCTGAGTTGTACTGCCTTCGATGCACCATCATCTCCGTTGATGCGGCGTCCGATGTCAACCGTGTGAAATCGGTAATTTTGCTCCCACATAGCTTGAGAGAACAGACCACTACCGCTCTCCGAATCCAAACCACCATCACGGCCCATCTGAGCGATCTCCTCTAGGAACATATGAGAATTATACGAAACAGGCTCTTGGAACATGGGCTGGTTGCCAACGGACACTTGTAATTGCTGTAGAGCAGCGAATGGACTGCTACCACCACACCCAGCAATATCAAACGGACTGAGTTCTGGGAATGCTTGGAACGATGTCACATCAGCGGCATTAGCACCAGTTCCAGTAAGAATGGGTAGCATGATCAAACGCTTGGGGTTGGCGATGCCCGGCGTAATCGTCACGTTGACAGAAGCTACCTTAGCAATATTGACCGTGGTCACATACGTTTCATTGTATCGAAGAGTCTTCTTCTGAACAAGCATACGATCGATTTCAGGACTGGCAACGTAGTACGGAGTATATAACCGAGCATTCGTCATGGGGGGCTTCGTAATCGTTAAATTGGGCGATGCGATACCACTAATCTCTGACTTGAAGGTGATAACTGAATCCGCCGCCCCCGAAGTAACAGCCTTATCAAGCATGGCCGGTTGACTACGTCCATATTGAGCGGTATTTGAAATAGATGTCATAACTACCCCAGTGCCCGCAGCGCCCGCAGCGCCCCCAGTTGAAGTATACGTGCTCGTAGCCGAGTTGATATTCACATATAGGAAACCCTTAAGATTCTTAATGGGAGGCATCTTAGCAATCGAGTCACATAGATCCTTGAGACGAATGGTTCCCAAATAGAACGCACAGAAACCATCGTTAGTTCCAACAGCACCAGCTGCAGAAGAAGTCTGTACGAGTCCCTTGCCATTAAGATCCATATTGCTAACAATGGAATTTGCCGAGCCAGCATCTACCGATGTATTTAGAAAGTCTAGACGACTCTTAAACCCAGCATTGGATTTTTGATTGTAGCTCACCCCACATAGAGCAGGGCTCAGTGTACCGATTGGGACATTGGCAAAGCTAGTGTTTCCAGTAGCATTAACATCATTATCATAGTTGTCAAGTGCTACTCCGAGAGTAGGTCCATACTTGTTTAGTTCCTCCTGAGACCAATCTGCCAAGACCTTGAACGATGTCTGCACGTTGTTGTATATCTGACTCGACTGGAGGTTGACACCACCCAGAGTCAACTGCACGCTATCTACGAACTGATGAAAGCCATTTTTGATGCACGCAGAGTTAGGATTGATATTATCCAGTTTAGTACTGCCCTTGATAGTCAGCTTGACCGGAAACTGAATGAATGCTTGCGATAGATCTGTCCATTGGTTTTGACTCGATAACGTGTTGAGATCGAAACTAAACTGGCTGCTGAAGACACCACCCGACGAGGAAGTATCAGTAACGTGCGTCCAGCGCTTAGCTTGAAAGAGACTCGATGTGCTCTCTTCATCGAGGGCCTTCTGTAGAACGAACTGATCACTATCCGAACTCATTATGATTCTATGTTATATAGATGGTGATATCCTCGTCTCACAAAAATAATAAATTACGATCTCTATATGAGAACTCGCTCTGGCGAATTCTGAGAAATCCAGTCAGCTCCAGAGCAGACCTTGAGAAGCTGGCCAGACAACTTAATCTGCGCATCAAGTTCGACTGGATAGACAATTACGATCCCAGCGCAACCAACCAGATACTGAACATCGATGCAGACCACATAGGAGGCACGCACTGGATAGCTGTGCACAAAGACATGTATTTCGATCCACTAGGCCTTCCGATAGCACGAGACAGTCTCAACCATCTGCAGTACACGAGCATCCCTATCCAAGACTACAAGGACAGACGAGGCGGATGCGGGCTGTATTCGATGCTCTTCATATGGTATGCAGAGCACGACGATATCGATGGCTTCTACGCGCGCTTTGTCTAAAGACAAGAGAGCAAGCTCTATTTAATTAATATCATATCCACGATATTATAATGGATATGATATAGAAACCACGATGTGTGTGATAGGATCAGTGTATAAAATATGCCATACGCAGAGCGATGTGGTATACGTTGGATCTACGTTTGCAACGCTACGAGAGCGTTTTCGAATGCATAAGCGAACCACTGTGCAGAATGGATGCTCTATCACCCCTCTGCTCATAGAACACGGACCAGACCAGTTCAAGATCATACTGATCAAGAAGTACGAGGTGTGCGATAGAAAACATCTAGAGGCGTACGAACAGTTGTGGATCAACAAGCTGAAATGCATCAACAAGCGGTGCTCATTACAGCTCATATCGCACAAGGAGCAGATGCGCCGATGGTATATAAAGAACAGAGACCGTACACTGGCTCAACAGAAGCAGTACGCCATAGAACACATAGACCAACGCCGAGAATATAGCAAGCAGTATATGGAAGCACACAAGGATAGCATCCAAGCCTATAGAGCATCATACAACCAAAAAAAGTGGGAGTGCGAGATCTGTTCCTGCTCCATCAATCTAACGAGCAAGTACAATCACATCAAGTCTGCTAAGCATCGGAGCCATCTACAAAGTGTCTAACTATGCTATAATCTCTTTTTTTGATCTAACTCAAATATATACCGCTACCTTTAAGTAGTGCGTACTTGTCAGTCTTACTCATACGAACACCAACGCCCGTCGTCTGCTTAAGAAGTTGCCGTCCAGCAGTTACCAATGCGGGTTGACCCGTTGCTGCGGCTAATGGTGCTACTGCCGCATCTGCTGCTGCTGTTAATATTCCTGACTTCTTAAGAGCACCCCAAGCTCCCTTTACTGCTTTTAGAACAGAGCTCCAGAAACCACTGCCTTCCATGTTCGATGCCGTCTCGAACAGTTCTCCCTGAGATAGATAGATAGTAGTGCCTCGTTTCTTCAGGAAGGCCGTCTCTACCTTCTTGGCATTTAGCGGATGGAGGCTTACGAACGTATCACCCGTGTTGATCTGAGTTGGAGCGATGCGTATCTGCTTGCCCTTGAGGGCTTGCATGACTTGCTTTTCTGTAATGTCGACTCGAACGCGCTTGTATACCATTGTGTAGACTTGTTATATTGGAGTAGACATTCTGTGATAGCATATTTATTTAGATATAATAGCTCCAGCTCTTTTAAGATATTGTCTCAGAACTGTCTGATTAGATAACTGCGGTATTGCTGCAAATCTATCAACTAATGAGCTGTCAGCCGTTAATCCGTTTTGCTTGCGTTTGGATATGGTAGCAAACTTGCTCTTCAACTGGTCTATAGATACCTTTCCCTCATCCCATGCATTTATTAGTTCTCCCAAATCTCTCACAGACTGTTCTTGTGTTATTTCTTTCCCAATGGTTTTGCTTTGTGTATTTGATAGATCCTGATCATTATCACCAGCCTCAGCATTAAACCCATATTGAGTACTCATAGTTGGAGCGAGACTACGGACATCTACGTTATCGTCGAACTCCTTGATGATCGATTCATCTCCACCCGTTATAGTCTGTATCATAGATTTAATAGTTTCATCTAGTACTGGCGAACCTACTTCTTTAGATTTCGATACCGGATACATGTTTGGTCCAGCCATGGAATCCACTGCCGATTTAATCTGCTCGTTGAGTATTTCTTTCATGGCAGAATTGTGCTTGATGTCATCCTGAACAACGCGAGCCTTAGGGCTCAGCTTCTTTTTTGGTATTTTCTTGACAGCGTCCCACCAGCTGGAAAGAGATCCGCTCTCTATCATCGATTTTATATGACCGATGACGGTCATCTGCACAACCCCGCCCTGCTTGTTAACAATTGGAACTTCCGTCTTAGCAATCTTCCCAAGCACGGACATGCCCAGTTTAGCGAGTCTGTCCGCTGTTTCTATATCTCCCTGTTTCGATGCGATATCAGCATATACCTTAGCTTGTTGTATGTTGCCATTTGATTGCTCTACACGTCTATCAGCAGTATATGTCTTTAGCTTTGTTTGATTGCTCGAGTAGAACGACATACTTGTATAATACACAGCATATTATCCGATGCGATATGAAATCAAGATCTGTATCCGAGTAATACTTTGATTGTGATATCGAAATCAATCATCTGCAATGGAATCATGTTCTGATCAGTGAATGTGAATGTGATACTATCACGGGAGCACGCTTGGCATTTCATGAACGACAGTTGATTTGGCTCCGACGTTATGAGATGCCCATAACCGGTATTAGCGGGGCTGATTGCGTGGATGACGAAACTGTTGTTGGCATATGGATTAGATATAACATCTGCAGATAGTAAGACGTTGATCACATCACTGATCTGCGGTGTCGATGTACTTCCAGTTGTAGTAAGAATGATCTGCTGTACGGCTGGAAACGTTCCAGCCTCGAATCCTAGTATTGTACGTATGTTGGATGCTGGAATTACTAACTGAGGAGCTCGTGTGGTTGCTGGCAGCGCTCCAAGCGCTGACCCCGCAGTCCATCCCACTGGAAGAGCTGTTGGAAGAGGATACGACACAAATTCTATCTGATACGTCGATGCATTTACTCTAAGCTCAGCGTACACCGTCTGATCTCCCGTCGATGTATTTTGAATAAAGTATCCATTCGTGATAAGATACCATCGAAGATACTCATTCAGAACTGAGATGTCATATCCTCCATCCGGTATAGTGATAGCAAGCGTTGCATTGGTGGCAGCCCCATTTGGATGTATTAGGGTGAATGTGTTGTTGTTCTTAAGCGATGTAATATTGCGCCATGTGTAGAATATGCTAACCGATCCAAGAGCCAGCGACATCTTAGAGAAGTCGACCGACCGACCAAATCTATATACGAATTGATTATCATACGTATGATGGCTCTTATTAACAATGATTGCGAATTGATCATCCATGGTTCCGTGTATATAGTGGTCGATATATAATAGAGCAAAATATCCACTCTATGCTATATTCAGAGATTCTAGCGTTCCGCGAATGCTCTCCAAGTTGTGCACATCGAACTTCTGCTCAGCTATGTTCTTGGTGATCGTTTTTTTGTCAACGTTGATAAGTATGGTGTCCAGCGGATTCTCAGTGAGCGTGTTGTACAAGCGAGCGAACGTCTTTGCATCCATATCGATTGAAAATATGCGTAGAATGTCCTTGATATCCCGAGATAGAATATTGCGTCCGATGATGAAGTACTGGCAGTTAAGGCGCACGTTGCGTGGAATGCCATAGTAGTTCTGACTGATGTAGCACATGCTGAATCCTAGCTTGCGTCCTTTGATGTAGTACTCCTCGATGATTTTGTTAGCGCTCTTGCATAGCATGAGATCATCAAACACAATCAATCGTTGTAGATTGTCGATGCGCTTCAGCCGTTTCGTTTTGTGATCAACGCGGCTGAACTGAGATAGCTCAGGAACCTCTCCCTTCTCCATGATATGCACTTTGCCATCCGGTAGTCTGTCGAGTATCATATTGTACAACGGCTCATCTCCGCTGAGGACACATATATAGATTTCGTGGAAGCATTTCCCCATCTCGTAAATGAGCCGGCATAGGCTGTGCGTCTTACCCGAGCCCGATGGAGCTGCAATGGCCATTCTGAATGGCACCTCTATACCATGAAGGTCGAAATGAGGGTTAATGGCAGCCTTACCACGTGGTATAGTTTCGTAGAAATTTATAGAGGACATACTATGAGTGCTGTTATATAAGAGCGAAACAAACCATGGCCACTGAATCCAATATGCCAGACAGCGATGTCTTCAACCCAAGCATATTCGATGATAACACAGCGGGGCTCACTATGAACGTAGCTGATATGCGCTACTTGCGCATTGGCACGTCGATCATATGTCCGGCCATTGATACGGGTCAGCTTTCCATCAATGGAAATATCGTTGATGTATCCAGCATCAGTGGAGTTACTGCTGGTATCGTTTCAGCTAGTAAGGCAGTTATCGTGGATGCCAATAAGGACATAACTGGATTTCGTAATATTGCATCGTCAGGTACTGCTAGCCTGAACAATCTACAACTTGAAGGCATATTATCATCCTCAGATGGCTTCTGGCAATCGTCGGCATCGATTCAGATTACTGGTGGCAGTAGCCCATCGGGCGTTGCATCGAATGGCGGCGGTTTCCGCTTTGCTGCTATCAACAGCACATTTTACATATCAAGTCATAACCATTTTCTATCTACAACCAACAACATCGATATTGGAGATGGTACGCTATACGTTAAGGCTGATGCAACCGTTGGCATTGGCAATACTGCTCCAGCGCAGAAATTGCACGTTACTGGCAATACTCGTATCACTGGCTATGTTCAAATAGGTACATCGACGGATACAACGCGTACCATATCAGCATTGGACAGTACGATGGCTAATGCATCGGCTAAATACATCACTCTAGGGAAGACCGATACGCTCAACAATCAGGCTGAATTGCAATACTTCCACACATCGGATGGAAGTCTGTCGAACAAACTCATTCTTGGTTTGCATTCAAATCCATTGGTATATATCATGTCGAACGGCGGTATTGGTATCTCTCAACCAAATCCAGTGTATAAGCTCGATGTTTTTGGTAACGCCAATTTCACTGAGGAGATACGACAAGATGGGCTGACTATTATTGATACATCAGGAGTTTTCGTTGGTGGGCAGGGCATTAACACGGTGGGAAGAATCATTTCATCAGCACCTCTGGGTATATCTCAAACCAATAGTGGATTTTCCAATGCGGAAGCACGCATGTACTGCGGCAATGGTTATGCGTGGTTTGGTAACCAGAACAACTCAACGTGTAGACTGGGTACTAACGGAGAGGATTTCATATTTATGCAGAAGAATGGGTCTCGCAAGGCTACGTGCATCGGCGGGGGCATTAACAATGGTTACCCTTTATCAGTGGAAGGGACGGTTAATGGGGAGTACTCAGCTTCTGGATATGGCTATGTCAACTCTGGTGGTAATACTGGGACTGGCTCTAATACTGGTGCTGGGACTGTTGCTTTCTACTGCGATGGGCGCGTTCTTTGCAGGGGTGAGGTAGATTGTATTTCTGATCTCAGACGCAAGGAAAATGTAGTATCTATTGATATGGAGTACGTTGATAGATTTATCAACAATGCAAATCCAGTGTCGTTTAACTACAAGCAAGAGTCGGGGAAGACAAGTTTTGGTTATATAGCTCAGAGTTTGTTGAAGTTAGGATTAGATGAGCTTATCAATGCTCATCCAAATGATACGATGGAAGAAATGATTGATGATGATGGATTCGTTAGTCCAGCTGGTACAGAACTATCGGTTACTACTGGAAGCATCATCCCGATTTTACACCACAAGATCAAGCGCATGGATACTCAGATAAGAGATCTACTAGATCGCATAGATGCTCTGGAAAAACATCGACATGACGGTCGGTGAGCTTGATTTCCAAGAGAGTACTATGTCCTCTAATATACATCGACCTGACGATCATGCCGTGGGTCTCTAAGCAAGAAGCCATCAAGCTCAATATTCCGCATGAGACGCTACAGACAGTGCAGCTGTCCAAGCACAAATACAATCTTAGATCAGCCAAGAAATGGCTAAGAGATCATAGCTACGCCAATGCTTACTATCGCACCACTGCGAATTTCTATCGATTCATGCAGACACCTCCTATCGTTGGGTCCGTATACCACTCCAAAAAAACGGATGACGATCATGTTATCCTAGTGTACCAGCGCTACTAGTCCTCGACTCGAGAGCAAACTATCTTGTCTTTAGACTAATCAGTGGTTGGAGTATTATTCATGATACATTTCTGGTATGCCCCGTGCTGTTTCTTGACGGAACCAGAGGTGATGAGCTTGTCCATAATCTCACAATATTCAGTCTGCAACGCCTTGGATAGATTGCCTGCTCGAATGGCTGCCTCGATGAAGCGCAATCGCTCATAGATACCCCGCATGAACTTTGAAACAAAGATATTGAATTCTCTGTTCTCAGGCATCTTCATGTAGATTACCATCTTGCTGAGAAGAAATTTCTCATTGGGCTCTAGGAGCTGATAGAGCTCAGGCGAGAACCCTCCATCCATACATGTATAAAACAGCTGGATGAACTCTGAGCTGACGAAATAGCGCTTTACCAGAGAATCGAAACCCATGCGACGGGGAGAGTTGCTAACGGCCCGTTGCTCGAAGCAGTTGCCGAATATCTTATATGAGGGGGTTATGCGGGGTAGAGATTGCATGTTTACAAAGTATCTCTATTATAGGTATATAGGTATATTATACGAATCATATTATGGGTCTTAGCAAACGAAAATCGCGCCAGACCAACATAGACATCCTGCGCAACCAGCTCGAGGACATCGTACTCAAAGATAGCAGCCTAGAGGCAGTACCGACTAACAGAGATACATCCGCCGAAATCAAAAAGTCAGTAGATCATATAATGGAGGGCACGGGCGTTAAGCGCTCTCGTGGTCGAAAGAAGAACGATGTTCTCATCGATGGGCACCTGCTGCTAACCGTGTAGCGCTAGACTCAACGTGCGTACCATTTATTTGCCCGCTTCTGCCAAATACGGCTAATACGCGTCCATCTCCCCAGAATACGGCTATGTGTATTTTTTTTCTATCTGTATTTCGTGGTCCGCTGCCCCCTTCCTATATCTATTTTCTATCTCTTTATAACTCAATACAGATAATACAGATAATTAGTATAATATACAATAATCCTAAACAGGAATTAGTAGTTGTTATCCAAGGGGTAGATATATACAAAATCTATAAAAAGACGGAGTTGAACGCAAAATATACGTATCATGCGTATTGCGGCAGAAGCGGACACCCACGCACAACGCAAGACGCCAACAGACACCCCAGACGCGGATACGCATCCGAATACGGACCGATACGCAATACGCATCGAGCGATTGATGAATGGATTGGTCGTTTTGCTCTATCGACCTGCCGGCCGGTGAGCTTGCTCTTCGACTAAGGGTCTTCGTGCTTCGATCGATAGGCTTCCACATATGAGCAATAATCCTCTAGTGTTGCAAACATCCGTTTTGCTGGTTCTATGTCCGTTGATCCGTGAAATGGTCGATTGCGTCTATGTTCGCGTGCGCGCTCTCGATATATAAGTCTATTGAGCAGTTTACGCATGGCGGCGCTCTTCTGTTCGACCTGACGATCTATATCATCGACCTTTGGTCGATCTAGATATCCGACGTCTGGTGAGTCTATGTACACGATTTCCATTGCGCGTCTATATGAGTGATCATATAGTTCTTATAGTTGATCTAACTATCCGTACTCAGAAATTAATTTTCAATATTGAGGATTATAGTACATAGTATATACAAGATACCATCATGGACATGAGAAAACTAGAAGAGGGGGTTGCACCCATCACTGCGAAGAAGCGTATTGCATGGCTGACCACTATTGCTATGGACAGAACGGATTTCTCATTCATCAACGACATCCCGTACATCGAGAGCGTTCTGGCCCGCTACGACAACATCAATACGAAATACAAGAATCTAATGCACATCTACGCTGCGATGAAGGCATATCCCGAAGTTATCGATCCCGAGACGCTAAAAACGATGACTGATATGATCGTGCGCATCAAGAAGGAGAGAGTGGATTCTAACAACGTCAACGTGAAGACTCAGAAGCAGGAAGACCGCTTGGACAAACCGCTCCAGCACTACCAGAACGTACTTCGTAGACGCATCGAGGATCTGTTCCGAGAGTACGACATCGAGGTCAAGAACGGACTGCTTACACCGAAGACAAAGAAGAGCCTAAAGCCGCACATCAATCAGTTTGCAAAGCGGTTCCAGAATCTGATGTACATGGCCGTATACCTCTTGCAGGAACCCCTAAGAGCTAACTGGGCAACTATGCATTTTGCGGATGCAGCAAAGAATATCAATGACACGGACAACTGGCTGCTGCTGTCACCGAAGAAGGCCATCATCTACATGCGCAAGTTCAAGAATCTCAAATCGTTTGGTCCACAGGAGATAGCTCTAAATCCAGAGATGCTGAGCTACATGCGGACGTGGATAAGCACGCTCAAGCTGCTACTGGGTGTCAAACCATCGTTCGTGATGCACTACATGATCACTCCTACATCCGTAAAGCACGTTGGCAACGAGGCTGCGCTGGCCAAGAACCTGCCGAATATTGCATCCAAGCTATTGCTCAAAACACTTACTGTCAACGATTTCAGACACATGCACGAGATAGCCATCCAGACGAGTGAGGCCTACTCTCATACTACGATGGCTGATAGAGATCTACTTCACTCTAAGCTGCTACACACACAAACAGCAGCCCAGTTCTACAACGTACACTCTCCTACATAGGCATACAGCTATTTTTTTAAGCATGGTTTGAACTCAGGAAATTAATTTTCTATATTGATAAATATGGTCTATAGTATATAGCACACCATACAACATGACAGATTTCGAAGAGGTTGATATCAATTCATTTGCCCATAAGCATTCTAAAATCACAACAATGACAACTATCTGTATTGAGGAGACAAACAGAACAGATATGCGTGTTGATGACCAGAAACCATCTGGGGGAGAGTGTGCGTTCTTCGAAGGAATTTTCGACAAAGCTAGTGGTTCAATTAAGGCTGATCATCTAAAGACTCTTGATATGGAGTTTACTGAGGTGTTCGATGCGAACAAGCTTGCTTTTATTATAAATAACGAGAAGGCCGTTAAGAAGCTGTATCGAGAGGATGCGCACGATAACGTGTGTCTGGGCAAATTTTACGAGCTAAGCAAGGATGGGGAGAAGCCAACCAGCTACAAACAAATAGACAACGGTCTATTTGGCAGACTGTATGCAACAAGCGAATCCGGACAGGGCATGGTTAGAGAGGTCCGTCATACGATATTCAATGAGCATTATATCGATCTTGACATCGATAATTGCCATCCAGTTATCACAGTTGCGCTATGCAACTGGCTTGGACTCGATTGTCATTACATGCAAGAGTATGTCGTCAATCGAGAAAACCAAATCAAGAAGCTAATGTCCATGAATCCAAACACAACGAGAGAGGACATCAAGCACCTATTCCTCTCTATCAATTATGGAGGACGTAGTAGCTATAATAAGATGAACAAGAACGAATTTATCAAACGCTACGCGAAAGAGGTTTCAAGTAACCGTAAGAATATCCTCGACATATTTAAGGATTTCAGAGATACGGCAAATGCTTTATGCAGAGCTAAGAATGTAAAGCGCGGGTTCAACGCGGACTATAATCTAGATGGTTCTGCTCTTTCTCAGTTATGCGGGCTAATCGAGAACTACATCCTGATGATGGTCCTCGAGTACCTGAAGGGTAAGATCAGCATTAAGAACTGTATCTTGTGTTTCGACGGCGTCATGATCAATAGAAATCTATTCGATTCTTCCATCATACCGGACCTCGAGAAGATATTTGGTGATATGGGCCTACATATCATGTTCAGCACTAAGAGCATGTATCCCCTCGATATTGAGAATATGGGTTATAGCGCATCGATGACTTATGAGGTGAAGAAATCGAATATCTCTACGAAGAAGCAAACCGCGGACGATAAGCTATTAGAGTTCTATACAGAACTGGGTGGGGCTATATCATCATTGGATAAAAATCTAATTAGTGTCAATGATGGAATAGAGTTTAACGATCTTCTAATGCACTACGAGACCTTCTCTGTCGATGAACTAGCTCTAATGATTCGACAGACCATTGTGCGCGTCGAAAACAGCGGTGAGCCAGTTTACTTTGTCAAGGAGATGTTCGAAAATAAATATAAGCGTACTCTTGTTCGAAGCATTCGATACGCACTAAAGCCATCAAATGCCATGAGCAAATATGATGTTAGTATCGTCCGCGGAGACGATGTGCTGACAGTTAAGCTATCTGACGTTCTAAGTTCTGTTCGACAGCACATATCCTATAGAAAGGCTGTGAATGAGCCATATGGAGCTCTTGAGCATAATACATCTGATAAACGACAAGCCTTTAATCTATACCCCGGCTTCATCCATGCGTATGATGAGACCTTCGCCCCAGATAGCAAAATCGTATCGACGTGGGCCGATCATATAAAGCATGTACTTGCTAATGATGACGATGCTGTGTATACGCATCTTCTTCGCATATTCAAACATATGCTCATCAACCCCATGGATAAGACTGGCACTATCATAATTATTAAAGGCGTGCAAGGATCTGGAAAGAATTCAGTGTTCGATGTTTTCTATCGTTATGTGCTGGGACCACAGGTCAGCTTAACGACGCCCAACTTGGATTTGGTCGTTGGCCGCTTTAATGCTATTAGACAGTCGTTAATAGCATGTTGTTTGGACGAGGCCTTGGATGCAATGGATCGATCAGCAAACAACAAATTCAAGAATCTGATAACCGCCGATGAGGTCCAGATCGAACAGAAGGGCAAAGATGCATACACCGTTGCCGACTACTGCAACTACTGCGTAATATCCAACAACGATTTTGCATCGTTGGTGGAGGAATCGGATCGTCGAGCATTTTGCATGGAGACCAATAACTCTAAAAAGGGAGATAAGGCTTATTGGAAGAACTACTATGATGTGCTTGATGGCGTCGACGCAGGAAAGCACATATTCCATTGGTTGATAAACGAGGTGTACATCCCGAGTGATTGGAGAGCTCAGGACATCCCACAAACCAGATATAAGGTCGAGCTTAAAGAATCTCAGGCCTCATCTACGGTCAAGTTCTTACTAGACATCCTACGAGAGCGCATCGAGACAGACCTCACCGAGGAAACCACGTACTCGAACAAGGAGATGTGGGACATGTTCCGAGAGTTCTGCGACCAGAACAAGCACAAGTGCATCTCCTCCACGGCCTTCTACCGCATCCTGACGCGCTACACGCGGTCGTGCACGGTCTCGAACGTCCGCTCCAAGACCATCAGCGTGTCCATCCTGCGCGAGAAGCTGTCTGAGTACCTCTACTAGCGCCGTATCCGTTCTCGATGCTCAAATACGGCAAATACGCATCCGCATGTGTCAAATACGGCTATGTGTATTTTTTTTCTATCTGTATTTCGTGGTCCGCTGCCCCTCTCCTATGTCTGTATTCTATCTCTTTATTACTTAATACAGATAATACAGATAAATGGTATAATATACAATAATCATAAACAGGAATTAGTAGTTGTTATCCAAAGGGTAGATATATACAAATCTATAAAAACACGGAGTTGAACGCAAAACATACGTATCATGCGTATTGCGGCAGAAGCGGACACCCACGCGCGACGCGAGGGGCCGACGGGGCCCCCGTACGCGGATACGCATCCGAATACGGCCGATACGCGAATACGCATCAAGTGCAGATGCAAATCCGCCGATGCAAATCCGCCGATGCAACTTCGCCGATGCAACTTCGCCGATGCAACTTCGCCGATGCAACTTCGCCGATGCAAAAGTAAGAGTCCGTTCTGCATTGGTTTTTTTCAATGCAGAATGGTAGGAGTTCACACACACTCTACACCCGCGTTTCAGGCAGTCCATTAGAGTACTCTTAGAAGACTCATAGACACACTTAGAACTACAGGAGCTTAGAGAGTGTCTACAATCACTCTAATGGTACTCTAATGGACTGAACCAGAGTACTGCCCGATAAAGTACTACAGTCCCTCAGAGAGCGGTAGAGTGCCCG